TACAACACTTAATGGAAATGTTCTTTGTATGCAAACGTATCTTGATTTACTATTTTTAATTTTTTTAATTTGTTTATTATCTAATCCTAGATAATTATCAAGTAAATATTTTAATGGACGATTACCAACACCAGAAGGAAAGAGAACGTATGAATGTGACTCGGCCAGGATAATTTTAGTATCTTGTCCATTTGTTGCTGTATGCCGAGTTATTAAAGCGGAAACGTTATTATGCCTGCCAACGGTCAATATTTCGTTCAAAAGATGATCTACTTTTCTTTTAATTGCTTTATTTTTTATATTATCTACATCATCCATAATTACGCAAGAATTTGCAAAATCTTTGACAGATATTTCATCATCTTCAAGAAACTCCATATCTAATTTAATTCTTTTGAGATATTTCAATTCATCTAATGTTTTATCAGAATCCAAGTATGAAAATACATAAATAGGCCTCTTTTTATACAATTCATGATAAAAATTCTGTATCCATTGTTTTATAAAATAACTTTTACCACTTCCACTTCTTCCAATAATGTAATAAATATATCTTTCTTGTGTTGGATCACCAATTACTTGAAAAATTTGTTCTTTTTTGTTTAATTTGATATCATTATAAGAAGTTCTAGCCTCTTCTGAATCTTCATTAATACTAACAATAGGATTTGATTTGGATAATTGTTTATCATCTTTATTCATTATCATACATATAGGTTTCCCAATTCGTTCAAAGTTCAATGACATTATATATTCTTATTTATATATAATAAATTCATATATAAATTTCAATAAAAAGAAAATAATTTTTAAATGTTATTTAATTCTAAAAACGATTTAGCTTCACGATTAAACACTTTTTGAAGATATTCACTTAGCTTATAAATGTATATTCTCATATTATTCATATCATTTTGCTTACAAATATCATCTATTATTAAAGAACAGTTTTTATGTGTTTGAGTTTGTATTGATAGATTTTGTTTAATTACTTGAAGATTATTTTTAATATCATCAATATTAGGCTTTCTAAATTTATTATCAATTAAAGTTAATAAAATATTTAAGTCAGAGTTAGCTTTGTAAAGTATACCAGTTTCAGAATTAAAAAACGATATAAGTTTGTTTACAATTGGTTTTTTACTATTTTCAATATTTAGTATACTAAACATTCGTTTCAATGCTTTAAAATATTTCCCATTGTTTAAAAGTTCATGTATTTCATTTTGAATACTTGTTTTGATAGAGTTTGTATAAAATGCATCATCATAATAGTTTGTATTGTTTTTAATCTTTAAAAAGTAAACTTCAGATATTTCTACAAAAACACCGTTTAATAAATAAACTAAATCTAATTTTATCATACTTTTATCTTTCAAGCAATCTTCAAAGGATTTTTTACCAATATAACCTTTCATAATATCTTTATATGTCCATCGGAAAGGTTCATTTTTATTATTTAATCCACATTTAAAATCTGTAATAAAAAAATTTGGATTTTCTTTGCATGTTTGAAAAATATATTTGAACTTTTCATAAACATTTTTGTAACTATTAAATCTATCATGTTCATTTAAATCTATATCAGAATTATAATAAATTGATTTTAATGATGAACTACCAACAATATTATAATTTCCTGATATAGATAGTATATTAAATGTATTTAATAGATTATTATTAAAATCTTGTTTATGTTTCTTAATCATATTATATATTTATTTTTCAAAATATTTTATAATAAATATTTATTTCCTTTATAAACGTTTTGTCTTACAACTGATGGTAATAGAAATCCTCCTTGTGAATATGATGAAATATTAGAATATGATTTAAAACCAGAAATAATTTCAGCAGATATTTTGTTAAAATTTGATGCTAGAGTTTCTAAAAATTGATCAGATTGTTTGTTTCCAAGTCTTTTTACTCCAAAGATATTATGAAATTTATTGTGAACTTGTAAATATACATCTTTAAAATTTTGATTTAATATATCCATATCTTCTAAAGCTTCAGAAATGTCATTTTTACTTATAATTTTAAGATTTGGTTTAATTTTACCTTTAAAAAATATTAATAATCTATTTATTTGTGAATTAAATTTAGTCATTGCATTTAATATAGGTTCTTTAGATTTAAAATACTCCAAAATATCTGCTTGTTTACTGAGAGTTTTTGTTTGTGTTTTTAGATTTGAATTTTCTTTTTTTATTCCCATTATATCAGTTAATCTCTCATGTTGTTCTTGTAATTCTTCTAAGTTTTTATCATATTCACTTTCTGGTGGCAAATCATAAAGATGAAAAGGTATTTTATCTATAATTTCATTATCTGATAAATCATTACCATAAACTTTCTTTAAATAATTTAAAGCTTGTGTTTTTGATGCTTTATCACCTCCTTTAATTGCATTTTGTTTTTTTTCTAATAATTTAAAGCTTTTAATTACGCTGTCTGCATCATAAGTTATTTTATTATTTGAACATCTTTCTAAAGTTTCCTTAGATGGTTTATATATTTCATTATACTCCATTAAGAAATCATAATCTTCTTCAATTAAGTGTAACTTAGTTTCAACATTTTTATCTTCATATTCTTCTTCTTTATTTTGTTCATTTATAGATTGTTGAGGTTCAGTTTCAAACTTAACAGGAATATTAAAATTAGATTTTGAACTATAAACTTTCTTATTTGATATTCCTGAATTTATTGGTTTACTAGGTTTAGTTTCAATCTTAACAGATTTAGATTTTTTGGGATTTAATTCATTATATAATTGATCTCTTTTTCTTTTAGCTTCATTAATTTCATTTATTGATGGTAAATCATCTATGTTATCAGGTATATATTTTGATGCTAAAGTAAAAGTATTAGCATCTGGATATATATCTAATAAGTATTTTTCTGCGGCTACTCTTTCTTTATAAAATAAATTTGACCTATATATTCGCATTTGTTCTATAATTTTATCAGGGTCTTCTTTTTGATAAATGTCATCATAACTTTTTAAAGCATTTAAATCATTATCTAATTCTTCTAATTCTGCTTGTTTTTCAATTTTAATTGCTTTTTTATTATCATTATATTCTTCATTATTGTCTTTAAATATATCACTATAATTTATATCATCATTTTCTGCACCTCCTGTTAGTATTTGTTGACTATCAATATTATTAACAATTATAGATATTGTTTGTAAAGTTTTATCAGCTTCATTAATTGATAATATAAATTCCTCAATATCAACATTTTTTTGAATATTATTTGATTTCGTTATTGCAAATTTATTTAATGTTGTTGGTGCAATTGTAGGTAAAGCATTTATTTTATTCAAAGCTAATTGCATATTAGGATTTTCAGAAGGATTATCAATAGATATATTTCGTATTGAAGTATGAGATAATTTTTGTCCAATATCAAACATTGAATTAGGATCGTTTTTCAATATATTACTGTTGCGTTTTGAAAACATAATATTATTATATATAATCATAATATATAATTATTTATATTAAAAAGGTAATTATTATTTATACTAAACCATGTTGTTTAATATATGAAGAGGCTTGTGGTAATGACATATTATTTTTAGACATTAATTCTCTTATCATTAAGTTTCTTCTTGTAGGTTGTTTTTTTAATGCGGAACCTTTCATATAAGATGTTAAAGCTTGTGTCGCTAATGGAACTGCAATGTCTTTTGCAATTGGTGCTACATGTTTACCTACTGTTTTAATTCCTTTAAACGCATCATCAAAAAAGCCACTTCCATGAACTTTTCTTGGTCTTCCACGTTTTTTAAGTCCAGAACCTGAAGTTAAATAAGACTTGAGCATATCTTTACCAACATCAGTGGCAACGGGTAATAATACTTCTTTACCTACTGTTGAACCTATAGATTTTGTCATACGTCCTATATCACCTAGAAATGATCCGCCTTGTGTTTTTCTTGGTTTACGTTGTTTTTTTGGAAGACCTGCAGCCATCATCATGGGAATCGCAATGGGAGCAACAGTCTTCGCTACATTTCCTATATCACTCCATATATTACCACCTTGAATTTTTCTAGGACGACCTCTTTTTTTTAATCCACTTCCAACAGCTAAGGTTTCTGGTTCATATGTAGTAGAATTATTACCTGTTTCAACATATTTTAAGGTTTTAGCTCCTCCATGCATAATATGATGATCTTGTAATTTATTAATAGATTCAATTTGATTATTAAATTTTTGAACTTGAGGAATATTTCTAATCATTTTAAAATCATTTTTTCTTAATTGGTATGCAATATTTTGGTTGTAATTTTCCATTAAATACTATATATATTATATATATTATATTTTATTTTAATTAATTTAATATTTTATGTAACATAATTATTTGATTTATCGTAAATGACGTTTAATTCTACCACCTGATACACCTGCACCAGAAAGAGAACCTGCATTGTTTACAACTGCATCAGATACCTTATCATCGTTTAAGTATGGTATTTTTTTCACTAATTTTAATATATTTGACATACCAAAATTTGATAAACTACCACCCAAATATCTTTTATGATCAGTTGTATCAATTGTTGGTTGTTGTTCTTTTGCTTTTAGTACTTCTTCTTTTGTTAATAAACCAGTGTTAATTACTGATGAGCCTAGTTGTGTTGTAAATATTCCACTATTAACAGTTATAACACAAATTTCCGGTGTTATTGGAGTTTTATATTGGTTGTAAACATCTATATTAAAAGTAAAGTTATATTGCCCAAGTGAACTATTTGATAAATAAGCAGGTAATGATAGATCTAAACTAGGATTTATAACAAGCATTGAACCAGTTGTAGCTACCGAATCCCCTTTACCTACAAGATTATCTAAATCAATTGAATTATATCCAATAGTATTAGTTTGATCTACATAATAAGCTCCTGTATAATTGTTTTTTGCTGTACCACTAAATTCATAAAAACTTTGACCAGAACCATTTTTATAACTCATCAAATATAATTGTTGTGCATTAGCTGATGATAAAAGTCCTGATGCATTATTAAAAGTTATTGATATTTTTTTAATTGTTAAAAATGAACTTGAATCAGCCCAAGTTTGATCAACCATAGGTTTTCTTACAGTAATTAATATTAAATCAGGAATTTGAGATAGTTGTAAGTTATTTGATGTTAATGTTGATGTTCCTAAGGATGAAATAGCAGAACTTGTTGATGATACACTTAAATATCTAGGAAAATCTAAATAGGGAACACAATTTTTTGAACTTATTTTTCTATAGCTCTCTGGTTGTAAAGACAAAAAGTTAAATAATAGTTTTGTATCTATAAATGGTTGAATTGTTTGTCCACTCACAGTTCCACCAAGAGCTATATTAGAAATATATGGATTCATGGTACTGAACACTCTTTTACACATAGAATCAATTGATAAGTTAAAACTAATATTATTAATACCCACTAAACCAGCTTGATTATTTGCATTTGTATTTGTCCATGGAGATAATGCAATAAATGGTTCTGTAGTTGTAAATTGTAAGACTATAACAAATGTATTTTCAGTATATTCTAAATCTGTAGTAGTTGTTGTAGTATTACCATTTCCATCAGTTTCACTATCTACTATCCCACTTGTTACTCCAGCAGGCATAATAAGATATGTATCTGGTGTCCCTGCAACAGAACCAGTTTGAGTATTATTATTAGATGTTACTACTCCAGAAGAATTCGTAACTTTTGTATTCGTATAAGTAACAGTATTGTAGGTATGAGAAACACTTAAAATATTAACAGCAAATCCACCTCTTGGTGTAAAATCCTCATCTAATGATTGATTGTTATATCCAGCCAGTACATTATTAAGAGTTCCTAATCCATCTGCATAATACGCATAATAAGAATCAGGTAGTGATGGACAAATCGAGTTATATCTATTCAATTTTCTTTTATCATACATTTTAAGAACCATTGGTAAAATATCTTTAGTATTTTGAGAAATAGTTGTATTATTTATAGAACATTGTTGTGAATTACATAATGAATTTAAAGGAAAAGCTTGTAATGAATCAGATAAGCCATAATTAAAAGCTAATATAGTATTGTCTGTATAATTATTTGCATTTAAGGTAATTGTAAGGGTTATAGTTGACTGTATCAAAAGATGTCTATCAATAATCACATTCTCGCTAGGTATTTGGCAATTAAAAACTATTGAACTTGATGATGTAGATGTGGCATTAAAAGCTTGATAAGTACATTGTGAAGCACCGGACATCACTGCAAACGTCTCTTTTTCGGTTATATTTGCAATTCTAGAATCTTCTATTAAGATTGTTGAAAAATCAGACATGACTTATAATTTATATATAAATACTATATATAAAATAATTTTAAAAGCATTTTCATTATAAATAAAAATTTTAAGTTTTAATAAATATATTTTTTATACATCTTTTTGAGATTTTAAATAGTTTTGATGTTTTATATCTCTTTTAGTTATGCGTGAAAATTCTACTAAAGCAAACCTTAACTGTCAATGAATTTGAAGGATTTAATTTGAAAGGTATTAATTCTCCAAACCTATTCTTCCAATAGACGTTTATATCTATTTTATCAATAGGTTGTGATCCGACTAATTCAATATACCTCATGACAGTAGGTTGATAATTAACATACGGCTTATAGATACTATCACTCGGTTGAAAGTCTGAAATGATACCTGCTATGTTCTTATTATTTGTTGATTGATAAGAATAATTATCTAAATATATTAATGGTGCACCTAAACTTTCTGATTTAATAGATAATAATGTCGTAGTAAAAATGATACTTGTAACAGGGTTCCAAGAAGAAATCGTTGTAAATTCTTGATTGCAGGATAAATATGTTGTTGTACCAGAAGTTATTTGCTCAGCCATTCCATATGATGAGCAGCTTATTTGATATATTAACCCTTGATTTGAATAACTATTTATAGTATAAGATGGTAATGATTCAAATAAATTAAATAAAGCATTATTGAAATATAATTGTATATAGTCTGAACTCATATCATTAAATCCTACTGAATCTGTTATTAGCGTTGCAGTATTTGAAGAGGTATTCCATTTAAAATATGGTACTATTGTTGTAGGTAATGTAGTTAAAGCAGATAAACTATTAAAACATGTTGTTAAAGCTGTGTTTACTAAATATATAAAATACTCATAATTATAAACATAATAATAATCGCAATAAGTTTGTAAGCCTTTTAAATTAGAACTCGGCGAACTTGGTATACTTGCAGTTTTATCTTGTGGTATATATGTTATATATGTTTGCACTGTTTGATTATTATATGTCATAGATACAGAATATATAGTTAAATTTATATCAGATTGGTTTGATTGTACGTAAGCAAAAAATATTGGTAGATTATTTGAGTCTAATGAAAATCTTACTATTGAAAATAAGTAATTATCAGCTTGATTGACAAAAGCATCCCCATTTCTATTCTCTGTATAAGATAAAACGTTTGGTATTGATAAAGAATTTGAATTTATGTTAGATACAATTATATCATAATAGGTTCGTAATGTATTATCATTTTTAGAATTAGCCATTTTAGTTTAATTTATATAATATAATATGATATAAATTATTTTGTATTTATATATTATTATAATAAAATTATATGAGTGCAGCTTCTATGTTTGGGCAATCAATAGCCCTAGGGACAACTGTTGGTGAAGGTGAAATATATTTTTCAGATGGAACAGTGCAAACAACGGCTTATAATCCATCAAATATTACAGTTGATTATCTTACTGTCAATGAAACCGCTACAATAAATACTCTTAATACTACTGTTACAGCTACAATAAATACTCTTGATGTAACTGAAACAGCTACTATTGAAACTGCATATATAGGCTCAAATTCATCTACATCTGGATTAGTAGTATATGGGAATGTTTCACAAGTTCTTCCTGATTCATCATCTTGTCAATATGGTGCAAATAATCAAAGTGGAGATGTAACAGGTACTGCAAATACTTCATTTGGCCAAACTTGCATGAATAATGTAACTAGCGGATCACAAAATTGCGGGATGGGAAACTCTGCTTTAGCAAATTGTACAACTGGAACTTACAATACTGCAATTGGATCAGGATCAATGCCTACTTTAACTACTGGTACTGGAAATACTTCCTTAGGAGCTGATTCTGCTCTATCTATTTCAAGTGGTTCAAATAATACATGTATAGGAGTTAATTCAGATTCACAATACGCAAATTCAACAGCAATCGGATACAATAGTACTGTTACTGCAAATAATCAAGTAATGCTCGGTACATCAGCGGAAACAGTTGTTATACCTGGTAATTTAATCATTGACGGATTAGTTTCTCAAGTTTTATCATCTACTCAATCTACACAATTTGGTTCAAATTCATTACCATCTAATACAGGACCAAATAACACAGCAGTTGGGTATAACTGTATGGCAAATAATACCTCTGGTGGTTACAATACAGGTATGGGAGATTATGCCTTAACTACTAATTCAACTGGATATTACAATACAGGAATAGGACATTTTAGTCAAATATATGGTACTGGTGAATTTAACACTGCTGTTGGAGCATCTTCTTTACAAGGTACAGCAGGCTCAACTACAGGATCATATAATACTGGAATTGGTTTTGCAGCTTGTAGTTCTATTACTAGTGGACAAAATAATACTGCATTAGGAGCTTATTCAAATTCGGGTACTACCACTGCATCAAATACAACTGCTATTGGAGCTTATGCAAACTGTAATAATTATACCGAATCAACATCTATTGGATATAATGCAAATAATACTGCTAATAATCAAATAATGCTTGGTACATCTGCTGAAACAGTTGTTATACCTGGTACAAGTTTGACTGTTAATGGAAAAATTAATCAATCACTTGTTAATAGTTCTTCTACACAATTAGGTACTAATGCACTATTAAATTTAGCAAGTGATGGAAATAATAATACGTGTATAGGAGTAAACACTGGGTATAGTACAACTTCAGGCGATAACAACAGTGCTTTAGGTGCTAATGCAATGTTTTCTAATACGTCAGGAACAGACAATACATGTATTGGTTATGATGCAATGGTAAATGGTACTACTGCTATTCTAAATACTATTATAGGAAGTAGTGCTGGAACTGCAATTACAACAGGTTCTTATAATACTTGTATCGGAAGTGTATCTTCTTCTTCACTTTCTACAGGAAGTACAAATACTACTATTGGTTACAATTCTTCTTCTGATAATTATTCATATTCGACTGCACTTGGGTATAATAGCACTAATACGGCAAATAACCAAGTGATGTTAGGTACATCTGCTGAAACAGTTGTTATACCTGCTTCATGTACTATTGGCACATCTTCTACAAACATATCTACTTTTAACGCTACTCCTAATTTTGTTAATGGCTTTCAATGTGCTGGTGGTAATTCCTTTAAATTATATTGTGGTACTGCAACTTATGTTGACGGTTCAGTTAATATCAATAATTCAGATGATACTAGTATTGTTCCACAAGTAAATTATGGAGGTACTGGTATTGCTACTTATACACTAGATCAAACAATCTCATCTACAATATCAGGAGTAGGATGCTTTGTTAATTGTCCCAATTATAATTTTGTCTTTTGGTTTTATTATCAATCAAGTACAACTACAATAGTTGCTGCATTTAGTAATTTATCGACTAGTACTCAAACTTTACCAACTTCAATTCAATATATTTGTTTTGCGTAAAAAATTGTTTATTAAATTTTTTTATTGTATACAACTTATTATATAATGACTAATAATGATTATTATTCAAAAGAAATGGCTAAGATGGTCGGATCAAATGACTTTAGCAATTTGCTTAAAGTATTTAAAATATAAATTAATATTATATGAGTAAAGATAATTTATACTATAAAAAATATGCTAAACAGCTATCAAAAATGGTTGCTAGTAATGAATTTCAAAAAATGTTAGGTCCTGAAGTCAATAATAAAATAATGAAATATTCTGACTTAGAAGGAGTAAAAGATTTGAATGATATTATGACTGAACCAAAAGATTATAGAATTATATTAATAGAAACTCAAAGGAATACTGGACATTGGACTACAATATTAAAATATAATGATAAATACTTTGAATGGTTCGATTCTTACGGTTTAAAACCAGATGCGGAGTTTGAATTTATCTCTCCTGAAATGCAAGAAATATTAGACGAAAGACAACATATACTAACAATACTATTGAATAAAGTATTATTAAAAGGAGGAAAATGGATATATAACAATATTAAGTTCCAAAAACAAGCCGAAAACGTTAATTCCTGTGGCAGATGGACAATAACGCGACTCTATTTCTTTATGAAATTGAACTATAATTTAAAACAATTTCAAGACTTTTTTATAAACTGGAAGAAAAGAACTAATTTACCATTTGATATTCTTGTTGTAGAATTTACGAAAGTTTTAAATTAAAAAAAAATATAAACATTTTTAAAACAAAAATTTATATATAATATATATTATATATATAAATAATGTCTCAACCAGTTTTAACTTCTCCAATAATCGTGTCATGTTCTGCTTTAGATAATGTTAGTAATGATTCTGAACTTTTAACTATATCTTCAACCGCTCCATCATCTATATACCCGACATATGCAAAACTTATTATAGATAATATTTCAGATTCAAACAGTTTATCTCAGTTAGTTATTAATCTTAAAACTGATGATTATTTCTATTCTTCAACTAAATATCTTATAAATCTCAATATACCTGTTGAATCCAATAAACAATACTCAGTTAAAGCTAAAATATTCTATTCAGATGGTACATCTACACCATATTCTTTAATGAAAAGCTTTACTTCTGCTCCTACTCCTCCAGAAATTTTATCAGTATATGGAGATGCTAAAAACTCTATATTTTTATCTATTAAACCACAAATTGAAGTTATTTCATACTCTGTAATTTTAGGATACGTAGATAATTCAAATAATCAACAATTAGATGTGATTGATAGCATTAATACAACTGATAATACA